GCGGCTCGAAGGCCGCGGCGAGACGCGCGCGGCGCACGATCAGGAACTGCGGCACCCAGCGCTCCCCGAGCGCCTCGGAGAGGCCTCGGCGCGCGACGGTCTCGCGGGCCCGCCGCGCGGCGGCGGTCAGCACCCGCCCGCCGCCTCGGATGCGCTTCGTGCGCGCCGGCGTCGCCAGCACGCCCAGCACGTTTGGAGATCGCCTGAGCGGGATGTAGGCCAGCGGCTCGCCGAACTCGCCCGGCGATAGCCGCCGCCTGCCGCTTCTGAAGTTGTGGAGCGGGATCGCGAGACCGCGCGCATCGCGCGGAAGGATCAGCGCGCCAGAGGTGTGTGCCGCAAACACGAGCTTCGCCTGTTTGCCGCGCGGGAAGATGACGCCGGCGGCGCTGATGCTGTCGCGACCGCGAGGATAGACGATCGAGCGGATCGCGCCCGCGTAGCGCGCGAACGCCGGATAGACCGAGGTGACGTGGTCGCGGAGCTCGAGCTGCATGCCGCGTGTCGCCGCCGTGACCGCGCGGGTGACGGCGCGCGCCAGTTCGCGCTTCGGCGTTTCGGAGAACACGCGGCGCGCGTCGTCGGTGACCTCAGCGACGATCTTCAACGCCATTGTCGGCGGCCCTCCGCTTCTCGATGCCATCGGCCATGCCGGCCGCGACCGCAGGAACGAGTTCCGCCGCGACCGCTGGCGGCACGCCGGCCGCTGCGGCGAGGGCGAGCGCGTCGCCAATTGCGACGACCGGATGCCCGATGCCTGCGATTGTCACGGCCGCCATCGCGGCGTGCCAGCACGCCCAGGCCTCAGGGCTGTGCGGCTCGTGCTTGCTATAGGGACATTGCGGACAGGGCTCGCCGCAGCGCGCGCAGTAGGCGGCGCCGCCGCCCCAATGCCAGGCCGCGCGAGCCCTCAGCCGTTTCCCTCTCGGGCGAGCTCCTCGAGCGGTCGCGTCAGGCCGTCGATCAGCGCCACCGCGATGGCGTGATGCTCGGCGAGACGCGCGGCGTTCGCGCTCGTGAGCGGCGCGGGCGATCCATCCGCTTCCGCCACGCCTTCCCATTGCAGGATGCAGAGGCGCGCGTAGGCACGCGCGAGCGCTGCCACCGCGAGGCCCTCGCGCATCGCCGGATCGTCGATGGGCGGGAGGTCCGTCACCGTTCCTCCGGCCGCGACGATGTCGCGGTGCGCCGCCTCTAGGCGCTCGATCTCGCGCCGCGCCGCCGCGCTCGCCGCCTGCTGCAGCGCGGTGGTGAGCGGCCGCACCTTGACCCGCACGCCGAGCGGCAAGTCGAGCCAGGCCGGTTCCTCCGGCATCGCGAGGCGAAACATCCGCTCAGCCCCACGCAGAGTAGGATGCCGTCTGGTTCTTCAGCGTCACCTTCATCATGCATGCCTCCGTGGTGTCGTATGCCGCCCGCCAGTCGACCGGCAGCTCGATTCCCTGCGGCCCCTGGACCGAGATGCCTGGCCGCGAGAGGAAGACGCGCGGAAAGGCGAACTCGATGGAGCGGTTCGTGTCGATGGTGTAGCCATAGGCCAGTGCGATCGGCGTGTTCGAGATCGCGTCATCGATCAGCGTGGTGGTGGCGAAGCGCGCGGTCAGCTGCCCGCCGGCCGAGCCGATGCCGAGATCGACGCCCTCCAGCTTGAGGTCGGACCTGATCGTGCGCACTTGGTCGAGCCCGTTCGAGAAGCGGCACGAGCCGCCCGTGATGTTGCCGAGCGCCGATCCGTTGCGGCTGATGGACCCCTGCGGCTTCTGGAAGCGTGTCACGGCCGTGACGACAAGAGTGCCGGCGGCGGTGGCGCCGGCCCGCGTCTCGTCGCGGCCGAGCAGGCGGATCGTGGCGTCGGCCGAGCCGGACGGCGCGAGGTTGAGCTCGAACCCGTCCACCATCACGCCGGTGAACAGGTGGAAGCTCGGGACCTCTGGATGCTGCCTCTCGATCGTCCACGACGGCAGCACGGCGGCGCCGGACTTCCAGACGTGCACGTAGTTGGGCGAGGAGCCGGTCGTCGTCGGGTCGCCCATCATTCCCGCCAGCCACTTGCCGAAATGATGAAGATCGACCGGCACGCGCGCCGAGCCATCGACGGTCAGCGTGTCGAGGTAGGGGTCGCCCTGGTCGCGGGTCGCGCCGGCGCTGAGCAGATTGTCGGTTTCCAGCGCCTGTTTGGCCGCCAGATCGAAGGCGAAGGCCGGAAACTGGTCGAAGTTCCCGGTCGCAGCTGTGCCATAGGCCGCTTCGGCCTTCGCGGCGAGCTTGAAGTTCGCGCCAACCGCACGCGCCATAGTTGCCTCCTCGTTGCGATCTCAGGCGAGCGGGGTCGCCGCCGTGGTGAAGGTCAGCGTCACCGGCAGCCGCGCTGCGCGGATCGCCGCGCTGTCGCCGATGTCGAACGCGTCCAGATCGAGCGGCCCGGGCTCCGCAAACTCGACGGCGCCGCCGAGCATTCTGTCTGCCGCGATGGCCGCGCCGATCGCCATCGCCAAGGCGTCAAGCGCCGCCCTGTCGCTCGCGCCAGCAGGCACGATCAGCTCGATCTCAGCCTCGTGCTCATGGATGTAGGCCAGCGGAGACAGCATCGCGGTCGCGTTCGCGATACGGCCGTCGCGGACGATGACGAGCCCTGCCGGGCCCACGCGCTCAGGCCATGCAGCATCCCGCATGACCGGCGCCGTCACGGCCGCCGAGACGGCGGCCGTCAGGGCCACGAGCGCATTCTCGCGCGCGCTCATCGCGTCGCCTCGAGCGTCCAGGACACGCGTTCGGCGTCCTCGCGCCAAGCGCGCACGGTGTAGAGCGTCGCGTCTATCTCGATCGTGTCGCCCTTGGCTGGCGCTGGATAGTCGGCCTTCCGCACGACGATCCGCGCATCCGCTGCGATGACCTCCTGGCCGAAGCCGTTGCCGACCGCGTCCGGCGCGGAGAGGATCACGCGCATGGCGATGCCCACGCCGTTTCCGCCGGGCCTGAGCAGCGCTGCGCTCGCCATGTTGGCGTCCGCCACCATGGCGGCGAGCGCCGCCTCAAACGCCGCGCTCATTCATCGCCTCGCGCGTAGGCGCGGGCCGCGAGCTCGGCGAGGATCGCGACCATGTTCTCCTCGCCGTTCGCGTCGTATTCGACCATCCCGTCCGAGCGGAGCGCGACCAGAAACCACGCGACGACGAGCGGGTTGCGCGCGGCCTCGCGCGCGGCCGGCAGAGTCTCGGCCGGCGTCTGGCGCAGCGGCTCGACCTTCGCGACCATGCTCATGCCCTTCGCCTTGCATCCGCGCGCACGCGCACGCGTGGGCGCGGCGGCAGGTTCACGCGGTGGCGCATCACCTCGCCGTGTTCGGCGTGAAACGTGATCGCGCTCAGCGAATGCCCCGCGCGGTAGCCGGCGGCGTGCGCCCACGCATCGCGGCTGGCCGGCGCGTTGAAGCTCTCGACGCGAACCGGGCCGACCTCGCGCGCGCTTTCCGCATGCACGTGGCCGAAGAAGAAGTGACGATACCGCGCCGCGCCCCAGTCCGCTGGCCGGTCAGCCGCGAGCATCATCGCCATTCGGTCGGGCTTCATCGTGTGTCCATGCGTCGCGCCGAGCAGCACGGCTCCGTGCCGCCGGTACCAGGTGAGGCCCGCCGCGTCGTGCACCGCGATGCGGTCGTTGCCGTCGTAAAACATCGCCATCGCCACGGTCATGCACACGGCGGCGTCCGGATCGTGGTTGCCTGGCAGCAGCACCACCTCGACGCGCTCGTGCCGCGCCGCAATTGTTTCCAGGAGCGAGAGCAGGAGCCGCGCTCCGGCGGCATAGACGCGCGGCCACCTGCCGTCCACGTCGAGCCGGTTCTTGTTGGCTGGCGTAACGTTCGTCTGGTCGTTCTGGTGGAAGTAGTCGCCGAGGCCGAGCAGCACGGCATGCCGCGCCGGCGGCGCCTGCGCGACCAGCGCCTCGATCATGTCGGAGGCGCGCGCGGCCGCGATGTCTGTGTCGTAGCTGTCGCCGGTCTCGCGACCCCAGGCGTATAGCCCGACGTGCAGGTCTGGCAGCGGATACACGGTGAGCAGCTCGTCGCGTGCGAGCTCCGGCGGCGGCAACAAGGGCGCGCGGCCGTTCCACTCGGCAAAGGTCTCGCGCAGCGCCTCGACAAGGCCCGCCCCGACCGCGCCCTCGCGCGTCTTCACCCAGCGCTGGATCAGGCGGCCTGAGCCGTCGACGAGCGCGCTCTCGCCCTTGATGGCGTAGCCGGGCGGCGGCTCGAATGGCGCGCCGCGCTCTGGCCGCGCCTCGACCGAGCGCGAGACGATCTCGCCCTCGGCATTGACGCGCACGGCTTCGCGCGCGACCTCGAAGCCTGGCGCGGGGCGCAGCGCCTCAGGCAGGTGCGCGCCGGCGCGCGCTTCCCAGCGCGCGGCCCATGGCTCCCAGGACCACGGGCCGAGCACA